CCAGGCCGCCTGAGTGTTTGATGGCAGCAATTTCGTTGGGGAATCTACAATCGCTTATGACCACATCATCTGTGCTGTTGCGCAGTTTGTTTTCCAAGCTGGCAATCCAGATATCATCATGGAATCCATTGCGGCATACTTCTGTGCCCCACTGTTGTAGGATGTAACGGGGAGTTAGATGCGGTATGCCCAGGCGTTCGGCCCACCAAGGATCCACTTGTTCACGCCACTCACGGGCCATTTTTGTGCGCCCTTCCAGCATGGTTCTGTCCCAGCCAAACACCTGTGACACAGCGTCTTTGAGTGTGTTGGCAAAACTTTCACAAGATAGTCTGCAATGGTATCTTTGCCTGAGCCAATAAATCCACAAATTCCAATGATCATGCCAGTTCCTTGATGTTTAAGTGTCGCAAGGTTGCTTGTAACATGTCAATTTGTCTGCGGCAGTCCTCCAGCGCATGATGACTGGTAGGAGGCTTGGGCAACCCTGGATACAGCTTATATACCGTTCGTGCATCACAGATCTTATAATATTGCCAGGGCAAGGGTTTGCCATAACTCTTGTAGGCATGCTCAAGGATGTTGGCATCGTATGTGGGACCGTTCATCCAGATGCGATTGCACTTCCAACATAGTCGGTGCAGTTCGTCCAAGGCTTGGTCCAAGGGAATACGTCCTTCTTCATTGAATGCTTCGTCACGTGCGGCTGCTGGTTGTGTGGCCCACCAGTCTATGGTGCCTTGTTCAATGGTGCGTGTCTCTTGGCTCTCAAGATCAACTCGGGCATAGTACCGGTGCTCATAGTAGCCGGTGCCCAACGGATCAAATGCCTGAGCCGCAATAGTCAATATTGTGGTCTCAGGTCCTGTGGCCAAACCTTCAATGTCAATCATCAAGTCCATGCCACATTATAGCATGATTTTAGAAAAAAGTGCAGGCAGTTTAGCCAATAACCCAGGTTATTGGTTGTGATCCGTCCACATAATTTACCAGTTGAACAACCAAGGCGTCCATCTGAGCTTGTGCTTCAGTTTTCATAGCAGTGCCATTCAGCGTCCGGCAATGGTACCAAATTTTTCGCGTGCTTCACCAATGATCATTTTGCAGTTGGCCACCATGTAGTCTCGTATCCATTGACGTATTTGAAAGTCATTCAACAAGTTAAACTCAGGTTTCAGATTATAACTCCACAGCAACACAGTTTCTCCAGAACCTTTGGGATCACGGATTAGTTGCAGTTTCTTGGTAACTGGGTTCCAAGTGTAGTTCATGTATGCGCCGAACATGCGTCCTGCCAGTTCTATGTACTGACTGTAGAAGTCGTAGGTGGCCAGGCCACCGGCCACGTTGAAGTTCATCAAGTACACGTTGATTGACGCCTGTGCAAACGGATCAAAGTTTGATGCAAACGGACCTGAGCTGTCGCCGAACGTTCTGCGAAATATTTGACGTACTGAAACCACTTCTTGGGGCAGTTCGTAGATGTTGACATCTTGCACCAACTGCATGAAACTGTAACTTTCTTCATATGCGTTGTTGGCTCGTTGGCGATAAGTGCCTATGGTTTTTTGATACGCCGCTTCGTAGTGTGAGGGGTCTAGTTCTAGATCAATGATATCACCGCCCAATTGAAGCTTGACATACTCTATCAAGTTTTGCTTCAGTGTGGGCAGTGATTGTTGTTGCTGTTCTGGCATGTGGGACTCCAAGTCCCTGTATTTATTGAAGTTTTGCTATCATCTTGGACAACCATTGAGCAAAATCTCCAGGCCATTCGCGTTGCATTTTTGCCAGCAGTTGTTGATTGTGAGCGGCTGCTGTTCGACATCTTTCTGCCAATTTGCTTTGATCCAAGTGTGTTATGTTATGGCAATTTTGTATGTTGAGTTTGACAAACTCAGAAATTTTTCCATGGCCATACATGGTATTGCTTTGTGTCAAACTGTCATAACCGTGATCCACCACATCATCTAACACATCAAATCCCAGTGTTTTCAAATAATTCACTGCGTGTTTTGCCGAGAACACTGCCCAAGGTGCTGGCGTCACCAGTGCTCTAAATATCTTTTCACTAAATGCCACAGTAGCGTCGCCGGCATAGGTTTCAATTACCAAGTTGAGATATGCACCAGTCTGCGCTTGTTCAACTGTTAATGTGTGATTCCTAACGGGTATGTGAGGTAAAGTTTGAGCGAACCAATCAGCATATTCAGTGTTGTACAATTGATTCAACTGTGTCCAACACTGTGCAAAACTGCCACGAGCGTCTTCAGTGGTGTGTTCGTTGCCCTGTGCTCGTGCGTTGAAATTCACATGGTCCAATTGTGTTATTTGGTCAATCCCGCCTGATTGTTTTATCAATTCTAACAGAATCAATTGTCGTTGACTGTCCAGTCTGTTGACTGAAAAATTGAATCGCTTGACTGGTTTCCAATGCTGGTCTTTGGGAACATAACTAAACACTCCAAAGTAACTGGATGGCAATTTAAGTATCTGATAATTGGTAGCAAAGGGCATGTGGTTGTCTGTCACAATCGTGGTGTCTGCATCAAACCATTTTTCAGGTGGCAGGCTCCAGTCATCTCGATTGACTCCAATTACTTTTTGAGAGCCCCGACTCCATCCTCTGGCACTGTTGACTATTTTTTGATAGCCCATGTTTATCAACATGCTGGACAACAGATGGACCACTGCATGTTCGTGATACATACACTGACTCTGCTGAAATATTTCTCCGAGATCGATGCGATAGAACTCTTGATCAAACATAGTCAAGACCCCTTGACTATAGGAAATATTTTTTCAAACTGGTATTTCTCTGGACAAAATTTGCACTGTGCAATGGGATTGTCCAACTGAGAGAAAAACTCTTGTTGGTAAGTTTCAAAATTATCCACACTCAACGGTTGATAAGAATTCAACAATGTTCTATCTGAATCAGATATGTCCAACTTGTGTTGCTGATCAAACTCGGGCATCAGTGCCACAGGCGCACACTTGTACAACTTGCCTCGGATGAAATGATAACTTTTAAATGTTGCAAATCCACAATTTTGATGAGCCAAAAAAGGATCGCTGTTGTGCAGTGAAAAAACTTTTTGTGTTTGTGTGTGAGGATTCAAGGAATGATTTATGGCTGACGAATGAAATGTGTCAACGTTCATCACACTTACAGTTATGCCATTGCAATCAATAAACAAATAATCTGAATTCCAAAAATTTTTTTCGTGTCCTTTTGTGTATATTTGTACTGGACCTTTGAGAAAATACAGTATGTCTTCTTTTAGTCGTTCAAAATGATCAGGATTGTGTAAACTCACACCAATGTGATTGTGCGGGCGAGTTTCGTGTTTAAAAAACAAAGCATCGTAAAGATCAGGTGCATGTCTAAACCTAGTGCCATTGGTGAGTACTTGTACCTCTATTCCAAATATGCGATTGATACCGCGTACCCAGTCTACCAGGGTGGGGTTTAAAAAAGGTTCCCCACCCATGATAGTGACTGCTTTGAGATTGATCAATCGACCCCACTGTTCGTATTGAGCTTGATAGTCACTCCAACGTTGCCAACCCCGAAAATCAAAATTGTTAAATCTATTACAATTTTGACAAGTCAAATTACATACATTGGTGATGTAGAAATCTACTTTGTTGGGGATTGCATGCATGCACTACTTACCAGGCCTTTAGCACCAACAAGTTTTCAGTTCCTCGTCCGTTAAACGGGGTTTCTGTTGTGGAGAGATCCTTGTAGATTTTACGTGCTGCCGGCTTGCCTGCGGCCTGTACTGCTTTCACAACATCTGCTGGCTTGCGCACAGTTTTTTGCATGGTCTCAATGGTGCTAAAACCAATGATGCTGTTTGACTTCACAGTGAATGCCTGTGTGTGACTGTCGGCCACAAGATGAATCAACTTGCGCTTCTTGGTGTCATACAACCAGGCTTCTGCCTTGTCCACAAGGCTTGCGGCTGGCAAGCCTTTGAGTTTGAGTTCAGGGAATTCCAACATGACTTTGAACTTGGCGGCACGTTTCTCAGGTGGCACTGCCTTGACCTTGCGTGGCTTGCGTTCAACTTTCTTGATCTGCACATACGCACCGCAGTCATTGATCACTGCTTCGCAAAACTTCACAAGATTGCGCATTTGTATTTTGCTAAGGTGGCTGTAGCCCTCAACCAATTGTGCGTCCTTGCCCTCAATCACAGTTTCGAACTCTGCAAGTTTGTGTTTCCAAATATTGGCAATGTCTGAAATCATTTGCGGTGCTACAT